GTTTCTTTCTAAGTCTGCAAAGACAGACTCTATATCTTTTTCAAAACACTCAATAACTCTTTCCTTTGAAACTGCGGTTCCAACTGGTTCTCCGTGTTCGGAATCGCTTTCAAGTACAAGGTGACCAATACCAAAAGTAGGATAACCCAAATGATCGTTATAAATCTCATAGATACATCCTTCATCAAACTCTAACTCTTCTCTTAATTTATTTATATCCATATTTAATTTATTCCTAATTCTATTGAAGTAGCTCCACCAGTAGCTACAGTTACATTGCCTATCTGTCCTACTGCTTGAATTCCTTTTTCGTTGCCAGAATATAAATCTACCCACGTTTGACCATTCCATAGTTGTAATTGGTTAGTAGAAAGATTCCATATAATATCGCCGTTGTTAAACTTATTTTCATTACGTTGTGCTTCGTTTACCGATAGTGTTGCATCTATATCAACTCTATTTAAACTTAATTCTAAAACTCTGACTAAACGATTAAATGTTTCAGAAGATATTTCACCAATCGAAATAGGTAATTTAGTTTGTAACAGTTTAGACATTACCTTCTGCCATCAGGTCTAAAGTTTAACCGCATCGCTCCAACTCTAAAACCAACGCCTTCTGTAGTAGCTGCAATTCCATTATCATCAGATTCTATACGTAAAACAGCTTGTCTACCTCTAACTCTTGTATCTATTTTAGTTGTATTAGATGTACAAGGGCTCGTTACCGCAGTTGTTAACTCTTCTCCAGGAAAGTTTCTACGTTTTAAAACAACGTTGACTGTTTGACCACCTGTTCCCGTTTGACCAGAACCCGTAAATTTGATATCAGGAATAATCCTACTAATAAATTGAAAATCTTCTCCTCCTGGATCGATATCAAAATCACTGGATTCAATAAAAACGTTCGTCATAGGCAAACCATCATTATCGTTTCCTAATTCATGATTATAAACATAACCTATATCAGAGGAAGAAGACACCGCTTTAGGATTATCAAAAATACCTTCATCTAACCAAGCAGTTCTTGATAAAGTTCCAATAGTCCAAACCTGTTCTTCATAATTAAATACTACATATTTATCGATAACTATTTCACCAGCACTACAATAAAACCAACCAACTTCATCAAACGCTTTATTAACAAAACCAAATATTTGATAACTTTGTATCTCATTTATATCACTAAAAACATAATCTTGTACACTACAGGGTATTTCTTGAACAGCTCCATTATAGGAATAAAAACCTTTTTTATCCATCCAAAAAATACCTTTAGGTGTATTAACCATAGCATTAGGACTCACAAGCCCAACGCCTTCATTCACAAGATTTAAACTAAAAGTAAATGGTTGACCTACAAAAGTCATTGAATATAAAGAAGTATCTGTCCAAACTAAAGTTTCTTGTTTAGCTCTAATGGCTCCAACGATAGAAGACCCTGCGGATAATCTAAAAGATCCTGCAGTATTTGTTGCTAAAGGTTCCCATTCAGCAGCATTTTCTTGATCACTCCACGCAATAAACATAGGATCAGTAGCTCCTGTTCTAGCTGTTCCTGCTGTGTTTAATGGGTCGGCACCAAAACATATAACGTGTCTATCGATATCTGATACCATAACTTGTAAAGCTACTGTAGGTGTTAAATTAGCTCCAGAAAGTTCAGAAAGAGCTATTGCTCTAGTCGTAAGACCATCGGACTCATCCCAATAAAAAACTCCACCAAACCGAGCATTGATAATTAAATCTTCTCCAAAATTATCGTGAGACCACAATCTTAATTGATTAGTAAAACTTAACGCTGTAGTAGAGCCAAAAGTTCCTTCACCCCAAGTTCCCGCTCCCCAACCCGATGAAGGCAAGTAAACATCTAATCCAGTATTTATTTGATAAGCTGCGTCTGTTGCACTTCCGCCATTACCTGTATCGCTACCATTAGCGGTAGCAGACGCTAAAAAAGTATAAGTGTTGGCTGTTGGAACAGAGGTTATCTGGTGTTCTGTGTTTAAAACTGTAGCTGTAATTGCTCCACCTAAAGAAACAGCATTACTTATAGTTACAAAATCGTTGATGACAGCACCGTGACCTGTATCTGTTGCTGTAATAATTGCACTACCGTTAGTAGCAGAAAATGTTGTAACGTTTTCGTCTGTTGACCGTATTGGAGTTATATCGTAGAAAGACGTACCTTCTAAAATATAGTATTTCCAACTAGTTCCTAACCCTAAATACTTAGTTCCATCTAAAGCAACCCATGCGTGTAACCCTCTCCCCGTACCTTTAAATGACTCTGAACTAGTTTTAGACCATCCGCCTATTTTTTCGGGAAGACCTTTTCTGAAACGAACTAAATTAGAATCGAACCAACCGCCCTCATTCGAATAAGATGTTCCTTCTTTGTTGATTCCAGGTTTAAAAAGAAACTTTTGTAAAGGCATTTAACTCTCCTACAATAGTTTATCCACACCCAGAGAAGCCGCAATTAAACCATACAAACCCCATAGAATAAGTTCTAGTCTTTTAAACTTAGCAGAACCTTCGTCTAATCTTTTTTCAATATGTTCGTATCGAATAGCACATTGTTTTTCATGCGATTCTAATTTAATTAATGCTTCTTTTGCGGTGGTCATGATTTATTTTTGTTTTGCTTTACCAATATTCAAAGCTAATAAATCAATCATTTTATATAACTTACTTATCCAAACATCGTCTTTTGGTGTTGGTGTTGAAGCTGCTATTAAAGAACTAATAGTTACAATTCCCGTAACCACAGCTATTGTGTTAAATATAAATTCCATACTTTTCTCCTAAAGAGGGTGATTGTCACTGTCGCCCATTAACAAAACTATAATACTTGATATTACAGATACTCCTATTACTAAATTAAAAATTTCGTAAATCATCAACTTGTTGGTGAGGGTGGGAACTGAGGTAATGGTGCTACTGGCGGATCGCCAACAGGTGTAAACAAAGCCTGTAGTTCAGGAACCGTTGTACAAGCGTTAATTGCTACTACTTGTTGTTGATAAGTCGTTCTAATGGACTCTCTCCAAGTATCCCAATCAGAAGGTATCGCTGTACCGTTTTCAGACTTGCGTACTACATACCAATCACTTGGCTCTAATAAGCTATAGGCTTGTTGGTTTTGAGTTGTAATAGCCTTTGATTTAAGACCTGGAGTTACTGTACCGTCAGCATTAGTAGTATCATTTAAAGCCATCGGAGTAGCTGTTCCGTAAGCTCCTACGACTGTATTAGTATAAGTAGTACCACCTACGCTTACGCTATCGTAATAAGTAAAAGTTTCGTCTGTGTTAATATAGTAACTAGGGTCTTCGTAATTAGTTGAATCTTCAACAACTGGGTAAACCTTTATTGTTGCTAACTCGTCATTAGTCCAAGAAGACATTACATTTTGCGGATAGTTTACATCCCCATAAGTAATGGCTGTTGGTCTAGTATAAACCTGAGTTACGTTATTGTCTGAATCTATTGATGCCCACATAATATTATATTACCTCTTTTTAATTTTTTTACCTAGCCGTAGCTGGAATTCCTGTTGATGTTGTGAATGGATTTTCTGCCCACGCCATGTATATGTAAGTCGTATTTGCCTGATTTGTTCCATTGTTAGTGCCTGTGTTCTTTATTTTAAAGCCATTACTTAATATATCTACTGTCATAATTCCATTAGATGTTTCTGCATCTGCTTCTGCTACATTTACAGTATCATCTGCGCCATTAAAAGGATTTCGTTTTGTATCCCATAAATATGTACCACCTGTAGCTTCAGTTGATTTAATCATTATAAATCTAGGTTTAAATCCTGTGTATACAAATGGTCCAATGGTTGTTGCTCCATTACCTTTATACTTTCCAAACTTGCTGTAGCCTTGTTTTTCAACCCAACACCAAGCAGCAATAGGAAAACCACCATTTACAGAAAAGTCTGAGCCAACATTAAAAATTGTAGAGTTAACAGTATTAACTAAAGATGTCGCACTTGTGTTGTAAGCTGTAGCACCATCAAGTATATATCCACCTGCTCCCATTGATTGATGCCACACTCTCCAGTTTTCTACTCTTTGTCTGTTCCTTATTATAATTAGACCTGGTGTTGCTCCTAAACCATGACCAATATTTCTTGCGGTTGTATTGGCTGGTTTATACATAACAACACTAAATCCTGCATCTTGATTAACTTGTACAGTTGAATTGATGTCTCCGTCTGTGTTAGTGCTAGTTGTTCCTGCATTACATTTCCACTGCCAAGCTACAAATTCTTTAGTATTTGCATTCATGGTATCGCCATTAGTTCCACCTGCTGCTGCGGTAAACCCATCTGTTAGCTGTCCAGATATATACCCATAAGTTGCTGCAACACTATTTTGTTTAGCGGTTGAATTAGGAGATAATTGTCCATTAAGGGTTTCATCTGAACCAGCACCACCTTCAAAAGTTGCATTTGGAGCATCAAAACCAAAACTTGAATTAGTTACTACATGGTCTGTACCGCCATCAGTTCTATTTTTAGTCCATATAAAATCAGGTTTTAAATCGCTGTTCCCATCGTTGGTTAAGTTTCTAGGGTTAGAGCCATTACCTGTATAAGTAAGGGTCTGAAAGAAAGCAGATGGGTCGTCTATTGTTGTATAAGCCATAATTAATTATCCGTATTCTGAAAGATTCTTCGTGCAGATTGCATAGTAGCCTGATGGGGGTGCGTATTCAAAAGTTCCGTAGCCATCGGCATCACTTGCCGCACTTGAGATTGTATTAACTGTATAACCACCAAAATTTATATCAAAAGACCTGTTTTCATAATTACATAAAAATGGAAAAACAGTTTGCCCTTGCATTTCTGAAATTAAATTACGAGTTAAAATTAAACTACCATTAGCATAATATTTAATTGTTTGTGTGGCACTATCCATATCTAAAGCTATCCCTAGCCAATCACTTGTACTTAAAGCAGTAAATTGACCCGCACTACTTTCACTTAAACTTCCTGCGTAACTATAGTATCTGCCTTGAGGTTCTATA